TTACCCGTACCCATCCGCTACTACGCCGCACACACTGGACGGTTCGGTGGGGACGATAAGATCAACCTGCAAAACTTACCTAGCCGTGGCGCTAACGGCAACCAGTTGAAAAAGGCTATGGTTGCGCCCAAAGGCTACACTATCATTGATGCGGATTCCTCACAGATCGAAGCACGTGTGTTGGCGTGGTTGGCGGGGCAGGACGATTTGGTCGAAGCGTTCGCTAACCGGGAAGACGTGTACAAGAAGATGGCATCAGCTATCTATGGCATCGCCGAATCCGACATAGATAAGAGCCAACGGTTTGTGGGTAAAACTACAATCCTTGGTGCGGGGTACGGCATGGGCGCGTTGAAGTTTCAAGTGCAGTTAAAAAACATGGGCGTGGATGTGGGGTTAAACGAAGCCAAACGCATCATCGACATCTACCGACGCACGAACGACGCGATTGTAAAACTGTGGCGGCAAGCGCAGGTCATGCTCAACTAACTTGTCACGGGGTGAGGTAGCGCCGCTTGGGAAGGTAGGGGTCGTTCAAGTTATGCCAAAAGATTCGGCGATCAAACTACCCAGTGGGTTACTCATGCGATACGACGACTTGCAGTTTGAGCAGAATGAGAAAGGCGTACAGTTTCACTATAGAACCCGCCGTGGGCGTACAAAAATTTATGGTGGGAAAGTGATTGAGAACGTCTGCCAAGCCATTGCTCGGTGTATCATTGCTGAACAGATGTTGCAGATAGCCAAGAAGTACAAGGTTGTGCTAACTGTACATGACGCGATTGCTGTATGTGTACGCGACGCCGAAGCCGAGGACGCACAGGCTTACGTAGAGAAATGCATGCGCTGGGTACCCGCATGGGCGGAAGGACTGCCCGTCAATTGCGAGTCCGGTGCCGGTAAATCTTATGGAGATTGTTAATGGTTAAAGTCCCTGCGTGGTCGTTCTCGTCTATCAAAACGTTTGAGCAGTGCCCTAGAAAGTTCTACCACCTAAAGGTTGCGAAGGACTGCAAAGAAGACCAAGGTGCTGAGCACTTGTTATACGGTACTGCATATCACGAGGCCGCAGAACACTACATTAGGGACAACACACCATTACCACCGCAGTTTGCGTTCTCAAAAGGGGTGCTTGACAGCCTGAAGAACCGCCCCGGCAGGAAGCTGTGTGAGTACGAGATGGGGCTTACCGAGAACTTAGAACCGTGCGGGTTTAAAGATCCCAACGTGTGGTGGCGTGGTATCGCCGACCTAATCATATTAGAAGATGGTGGCACGGCGCGGGTAGTTGATTACAAAACGGGCAAGTCCGCTAAGTACGCTGACAGGGGGCAGTTAGAATTGATGGCGTTGGCTATCTTCAAACACTTCCCAGAGGTTACGAACGTGAAGGGCGCATTGCTTTTTGTTATTGCCAAAGCGTTCCCAAAAGCGGCATACTCTAAGGATGACGAACCAAAGATGTGGGAGAAGTGGTTACGCGATCATGGGCGTATGCGCCGTGCATACGAGACCGACGTGTGGAACCCCAACCCATCAGGACTATGTAAGAAACACTGCGTGGTGCTAAGTTGCCCGCACAACGGAAGGAGTTGATATGCCATACAAGAACCCCAAAGACCGCAAGAAACAGGTCAACGCACCTGTAGGTAGCCCTACGTTTGAGGCCCGCATGGAGCGCCAACGCGCCCGTCGTAAGATGGATAAAGAAGGCAAGGACGCCAACGGTAACGGTAAGGCTGATAAGCGCGAAGGCAAAGACATTGACCACCTAAAACTACTGTCCAAGGGCGGCAGTAACAAAGACGGTGTACGCGTTGTCAGCCAAGCAAAAAATCGTAGCCGCAACGGGAAGAAACCCGCTTGACGTGCATCTAGTCTTGAACTAGAGTATTGGAAATAGGTCGTCCGTAAGGTGTGGGGTGGGGCGACCGGGGCGTTACGTTTTTTACCCTTTAAACTACACCAGTCAGCACAACGAAATGTTATATGGTCTCCCGTTGGGAACTGACACACTAATAGATATATGTAGGTAGGACGCACACCGCTTCCTACCTACTGGGCTTTACAAAAACGAAAGCGCGAAGTGGAAATAATCAATAACAAGGCACTGTTGCTTACGTTGCGTCACCCACAAAGAGTGACCCACGGTGATACCAAAAAGCAAAGAACTACCCAATAACAAAGTACTTGTTAAGTGGGGCTTAGATGAAGCCAAGGTGCTACGTAACCTGAAGATTCGTGGCATACCCTCCCCCATCCTTGGGACGTACGACTGGCCCGGCCAGTACAAACCATTTGACCACCAGAAGGCCACCTCTGCGTTCCTTACCCTAAACCAACGCGCATTTTGTTTTAACGAGCAGGGTACGGGTAAGACCGGCAGTGTGATTTGGGCCGCGGACTATCTTATGAACATAGGTGAAGTGAACCGTGTACTGGTGCTGTGCCCGCTATCTATTATGAAATCTGCATGGCAGCAAGACCTGTTTAAGTTTGCTATGCACCGATCCTGCTCTGTCGCCCATGGAGACTCTACCGCACGTAAGAAAATAATTAACGCCGGTTGCGATTTCGTTATCATTAATTTTGACGGGGCCGCTATCGTTAAGAAGGAAATATTGGAAGGTGGTTTTGATTTAGTGGTAGTAGACGAGGCGACAAGTTACAAGAACCCACAGACTAACCGGTGGAAGATACTAAAAGATATAGTGGCCCAATCTAAACGTTTGTGGATGCTCACCGGTACTCCTGCCTCACAGTCTCCAGTGGACGCTTACGGTATAGCCAAATTGGTCAACCCTGAAAACACACCTAAATTCTTTGGGCAGTTTAGAGATCAGGTTATGTACAAGGTGTCCCAATACCGTTGGGCGGCTAAGCCTCAAGCAAAAGAAATCGTGCATAGAGTACTGCAACCCGCGATACGGTTTGAAAAGGATCAGTGCTTAGATTTGCCGGATGTAACATATGTGGACAGGGACGCCCCGCTCACAGCACAGCAACTTAAGTACTACGACTTACTAAAGAGGCAGATGACGCTTACAGCGGCGGAAGAAACAGTAACCGCAGTTAACGCTGCGACTAATATCAATAAGCTCTTGCAAATATCAGGTGGGGCAGTCTACTCGGACACCAAAGAGGTTATCGAGTTTGATGTATCCAATAGAATACAAGTCATATTGGAGGTGATACAAGAGTCTTCCCACAAGGTCTTGGTGTTTGTGCCGTTTACGCACACCATTGATTTACTGCAACGGGTCTTGGAAAAAAATAAAGTTTCGTGCGGGGTGATCAACGGCAAGGTAAGCCTCAACAAGCGTAGCGATCTAGTAACACGTTTTCAGAACTGCGAAGATCCTTACGTTCTAATAATACAACCACAAGCGGCTAGCCACGGGTTGACCCTAACTGCCGCCAACACGGTGATTTGGTACGCTCCCGTCACAAGCGTGGAGACTTACTTACAGGCCAACGCCCGAATCAATAGACCGGGCCAGAAGAACGCTATGACGGTTGTGCATGTAAAAGGCAGTGAAGTAGAGTCCCGCCTGTACAGCATGTTGCGTAACAACATAAACAACCACGAAAAATAATAGATCTTTATCGAAGAGAAATTTCATAAACTGTTTGACAAAGTCAAAAGTTATGTTATAGTAGAACCGTCAACCGAAAAGGAGCGAAGATGGAAGACGAATTTACCCTATATGGACTTGTCACTGTGTACCTAAAAATCAGGACAGCGGTGCAAGAAAGGAAGAGCAGCACAAAGCTGAAATGCAAGCACTCAAGGATGAGTTTGAGGTCGTGGCTGGCAAGCTTCTTGAACTCTGTAAAGATCAAAACGTAGATAGTATACGCACCCCTGCTGGCACTGTGTCTCGTCGGGTCTCGTCGCGGTATTGGACGAACGATTGGGATTCTTTGTACAAATTTATTAAGGAGAACGACGCTCATTACCTACTTGAGAAACGCATACACAACACTAACATGCAACAATTTTTAGAGGAGTCGCCGGATAGCTTTCCTCCCGGCCTACAAAATGATCGTAAATATATTATTCAAGTCCGTAAACCAACTTCAAAATAATCTGTAAGGAGAAGCATGTATGTCTAACGTAACCATTTTTAAACAGCCGTCTACCGGCGGTTCCCCAAGTCGTGGCATGAGCGAGTTGGCTAAAACATTTGCAAGTTCTACTACGTCGCGCCGTATCCAGACAAACACCAACGGTACATTCAAACGAATCGTTAATGGTGAGCAAATTGGCAACGCCGTACGTGGTGAGATTAATCTTATTGTTGTTGGCGCTTTGCCGAAAGTATCGCGTATTTTTTACAAAGAGAAATTTGATCCGAACAAAGAAGCCACACTACCTAACTGTTGGTCTAATATTGGGGATAAGCCCGAGGCCGCCGCTCAGGACGTTCAACATTCTAACTGCGCTGATTGCCCCCAGAACATTAAAGGTAGTGGAGATACGGGTGGACGTGCTTGCCGGTTCCAACGACGAGTGTCAGTGTTGGTTGAAGGTGATGATAGTGGGGAAGTCTACCAGTTTAATATCCCAGCCAAGTCTTTATTCGGCAAAGGATCTGGCAACATCCACCCCTTTGAGTCTTACATAAAGTATCTGCTTGCTAACGGAGAGTCACCAGACAACGTCGTTACCAATGTTTCTTTTGATGCCAACGCGGACACGATGGAACTTCTGTTTACACCACTGCGCAATATTTCCGATCAAGAGTATGAGTTAGTGGTTGCGTCGCAAAGTAAGCCAGAAACCAAGCTGTACACCATGATTACTGTAGCCCAAGCTGACGGAGTTACTAAGCAGCCAGCAGCTATAGCCTCAAAGCCTAAGCCAGTTGTATCTCGTTCAGACGAACGAGACGACGAAGCCGAAGAAGTAGAAGATATTGAGGAGCCAATTAAACGCAAGTCAAAGAAGTGAAGTCGAGCCCCCGGTGAAATCTAAACTCGCTGACGTTGTCTCCGAGTGGAGCGAGGACGAGTACTTATGGCATATGGATACAGCGTTAGGCTGTCCAAGCTAAATAAGGAAGCTGACGGCAAGCTACTGGGTGTGAAGTTAGGGCGTATGTGTATTCGTAATAACATACCTGTTTCTTTAATTGCTCAGGAACTTGCCGTCACTAGACAAACAATCTACAACTGGTTTGTGGGGGTAAGTAGTCCTCAGAAATCAATTGTAGGGTCTGTAAAAGCCTTCATAGCTTCGAACAAGCCTTTAAAATAAACTGATATAGCCTGAAATACGGCTTGTGGGGGGAGCATTCCCTCTGGAATTTGATGACGAATGATAAAGACCTTTTTGAGCGTTGTCCAACCGTCCGATGGATGGATTAGCTGTGTTGGGCATAAGGGGTAAGGACGACGTCGTACAAACGTTTGTATCTTCACGGGAAGAAGTCGATGACCTAGCATTCTAAATACATGCAGCAAAACCGCAATGTCTTTTTGGGGTAGCTAGATTTAAGACAGACGAGAACCGTAAGAAACCGAACGTCAAAGCACTTCGTTCTTTTTGGTTAGACATAGACTGCGGGAGGATAAAGCAAAGATAAACCCAACCACAAACCGTCCGGACGGCTACGTTGACCAGACTTCTGGGCTTCTAGCACTGAAAGACTTTTGCAAACTAATTGGGCTACCGAAACCGATCCTTGTGAACTCAGGGCGCGGTATACACGCATACTGGCCTTTAAACAGTGACGTTACTCGGGAAGAATGGCAGCCTGTTGCTTCAAGGCTTAGAGAGCTGTGCGTGCTACATAACTTTCACATAGACGGTAAGGTGTTTGAGGTAGCTAGAATACTTAGAGTGCCGGGCACTTTGAACTTTAAAGATAACCCACCATCCCCAGTGTCCGTGATTTCTTTCGCCGACACGGTTAACTTTGGAGAGTTTCGTGAATTGCTAGGGGTTAAGAAGTTTGAGCAAACACCCCCTAAACGTGAGATGTCGGCACTTGCTAAGTCTTTGATGGGCAATACGATAAACAAGTTCGGCAAGATAATGGTACGCAGTGCGAAGGGAACGGGGTGTAGGCAGTTAATGGAGGCTTATGAGGCCAGAGATTCTTTGTCTGAGCCAAGGTGGTTTGATGCCTTATCTATCGCTAAATTTTGTGAGGATAGGGACAGGGCGATACACAAGATTTCTCAAGACCACCCTGACTATGACTACAACACCACTGAGGAGAAAGTAAAACACATTGTCGGACCACATAGTTGCGTAGAGTTCGAAAAGAGTAATCCGGGGGGTTGCGAAGGTTGTCCCCATAAAGGCAAGATTAAGTCGCCTATTGTTCTTGGGCGGGAAGTTATTGAAGCTACTGAAGAAGACAACGTTATTTCTCTGGTTGAAGAGGATGAGGAAGAATCCCACGTTATCCCTAAGTACCCGAATCCTTATTTTCGGGGTAAGAACGGCGGCATTTATTTATTGCGTGGGGACGAAGAAGAACCCGCTATAGTATATGAGCACGACTTGTACGTGACTAAGTTGATGAAAGATCCTTTGCTTATGTTGGTTGCGGTGATAAAGCTGCATCTGCCAAAAGATGGGGTCATAGAATTTGTTGTACCTAACTCGCACATTACGGATACTGGAGAACTACGTAAAGTTTTATCCGGCAACGGTGTGGCGTGTAGTCAAAAATCGTTTAAGTTAATCACGGAGTATCTGATTGCGTCTGTGAGAGAACTTCAATTTAAAAGGAAGGCGGAAGAAATGAGACAGCAATTTGGATGGGCGGACAAACACAGTAAATTTATTATCGGTGACAGAGAAATTACCCCTGATGGTGTATACCACAGCCCTCCGTCGTCAATGACTCAAAATTTAGCCGACAACATGCAGCCCGTTGGCACCTTTGAGAAATGGAAAGAAGTGTTCGATCTGTATGGGGCACCGGGACTTGAAGGACACGCATTCGGCGCTTTGACCGCATTTGGTTCCCCCCTGCTTGGCTTCTTAGGTCAAGATGGCGCGGTTATCAACTTAATAAACTCTACATCAGGCACAGGCAAAACAACCATTCTGCATATGTGCAACAGCGTATATGGGTCGCCTTCTAAGTTGTGTTCGATGTGGGATGATACGCAGAACGCTAAGTTCTTACGGTTAGGGATAATGAACAACCTTCCGTTTACGATTGACGAAATGACCAACATGACCCCACAGGAGTTTTCTACCTTGGTGTACGGTATGTCACAAGGACGGGGTAAGGACAGGGTTAAGGCATCGGCTAACGAGTTGCGCCTTAATTTGGCTAAGTGGCAGTCTATATCGTTGTGTAGCTCAAACGCTTCGTTCTATGAAAAAATGGCGTCGCTTAAAAACAGTCCTGATGGAGAGCTCATGCGTTTAATTGAGTACCGCATCGACCAAAACGGCATCATAGACCCTGCGTTTGCAAAGAACATGTTCGATCACCAATTAAAAGAGAACTATGGCCATGCGGGAGATATCTACGGAAAGTGGCTCGTAGGGCATTTGGAGGAAGCTAAGAAAACTGCGCTTGGTATACAGGCAAAGATAGACACCGAATTGAAGCTAACACAAAGGGAGCGGTTCTGGTCTGCTGTTGTCGCTGCTAACATAACGGGCGGGTTGATCGCCCAGTCGCTAGGGCTACTGTCTTGGGATATGAAGTTAGTGTATCAGTGGGCTACCAACATGGTGCTAGGGCTGCGGGGACAGGTTAAGCCTCCAGCCACCGACTTGATGGCAGTTATTGGCGACTATATAAACCGGCACATGCAAAATATTTTGGTGGTGAATGATGGTAACGACCGCCGCACGAACATGGCCTTTGCCCCAATAAGTGAACCTAGGGGGGAGCTGTTGATTAGATACGAGCCTGACACGAAGCGCATGTTTATTGCCGCTAAGCCTTTTAAGAATGACTGCGTTAAGTACCAAGTCAATTACAAAGACACCCTACAGCACCTAGAGAAGAAAGGTATATTTCTAGGCACGGCAAACAAACGTCTTTCTAAGGGTATGAAAATGGCGTCACCCGGGGTTCACTGCTTGATGTTTGATTGCTCGGGCAGTGAGTTTTTAGATATGGAAAGCATAGTACCTACAGAGCAAACAGATGAGGGTAGAGAAGGTTAGTTATCACATAAATTGGAAGGCGTTCAAAAGGGGGACGTCATTTTTTATCCCATGCTTAAGGACTAAAGAGGCTAAGAAAGAAATACGTGAAGTTACTCGCCGCTTGCAGTATCAGACTGTGATCAAGGTGGTTATCGAAGAAGCAGTAAAAGGTGTGCGAGTCTGGAGAATTTGATATACTGTTGGTGGAAGATTCGCTCCTTCCAGATTGGTTATACAGTTCTCTCCGTTTACCCCCGGCCTAAAACCGGGGGTTTTTTTGTCACCTCACTCTTTCAAGCCTAGGTAATACTAGCGGCAAATCTTTCTCGGAAGCGTTTAGTCCGCCGAGCATACTTGCGATACCCCGATTTTTTGCTCTGTTCCCGAGGGAGCGCTCCACGGTTTTGTTGTCGATTGCGTACCCAGTGACCCCGTTGCGGTAGTTGTATGAGTCTATTTCTTTAATCGCGTCCTCAAAGGCCTCATAGTTTTCATCAGTGGGGTTGTTCTCATACCGCATGTTTGCTTTGTTGAGATTATCAAGTACGTCCGCCCTTTCTTTTTTAACCTCTCTAACCTGTTGCCGAAGCAAAAAGTTTACTTTTTTCATGTCCGACACTTCAGTGCTTTGGAACCCGGCGGCTTGGGCTATTACTTTTCCGAGGGTGTAGAATTCTGGACCTTTTACAGTAGCCCCTAAGCTTGTTAAATCTCCTTCTTTAGATAGTCTAAACGCGGCTATAGGTTTGCTGATACCAGCAGGTAAAAGAGCCTCCGCACCTTTAGCCCAGTCTCCGGCATCGAAAGCATCTAGCGCTTTAGCGAATGAATCTACCACGCCGCCCGCTGGTCCAGTCGACGAAACTAGAAAATTGGGAAATACATCTTGATAGCGGTCCGACGGGGTTGAGTCTTGGAAAAACATGTTGTTAAGAGACACAGAAGACCCGATGTTTAGATCAGTTATGGCGGGTATAGGCCCCACCACTACGCCCCGCGCTAATGTGCTTGCTTGTTCGTCAGTTAACCCCAATGCGTTCGCCAACGCGCTATCTTTACCAAAATAATTTGGGATAAAAGATAACCTAAACCACAAATCTAAATTACGTTTGCCTAGTGGGTTGTCTTCGTCATCCTTATCGTAAAGTTCATCGGCTTCAGGGCTATCCTCATCAGGACGAAGCATATCTCTAAACCCTTCTAACACCCCCATTACAAAGCTATACATAGGCAGACCAGTGACACCCGCAAACGCGTAAGTCATCATAAGCGACCCAAAAAACTGAGTCGCCGCCGCTTTTTTGCCTTCCCTGTTTAGGAACGGGAGCATGCCGTAAAAATTACGTATCAGATAAGAAGTCATCTGGATTGTGAAAGTCATAAACTGCGTAGGAAGCCTTGCTAAAGGATGAAACGTCATAGCCCGGGGTTTGCCGAACTCTGTATAGTCAAACGCCCCCTCAAGCAACAAGCCTTCCGCTTTTTCTACAGCTCGATTAACAGCTTCCGCCATCGGTACATTGCGATTCCTCAGCCTGGCGAGTTCCAACTCAAACGCCGACATGTAAATCACTTCTCTCGTAATCCGCTCGGAGTGGTGGAAGGCCCCACTTAAAAAGTTAGCGGCGGCTTTTCTACCCATAGCAAACGCAGATTCTTGAGACCTTGTAGGTGACTTACCCCTTGCCGTCATGTCCGCAGCGAAGGTAGATGTGAGTATATTTTTGTTTTCCGCATGCAACCAAGCGGCGCGGAGTGCTTCTCTGTACTCTGGGTCTGGGTGATTGTTGACATAACTAGAATCGTTAATGCTTGGCTTGCCCCAGTTTGTTATAAGCTCGCCATCCTCGTTATATTTAGAAAGCCCTAGGCGATTCCACAGCTTTGAGTACCCTGCAATTGTTTTAGTTGTTTCTATGTGCCCATAGTCCGCCCCCAATACCCAGTACGCTACAAGTGGTAGCTGTGTCATTTGCACTAACGCGGATTTAACAGAACTCAAGAAAAAGTAAAACGCAGCTTGGTTACCCCCTCGTGCAATAGCGGCGCCAAACCCATCTTGTCCTTCTATCTTTGCTTCCATTTGGGCAGAAGCCTTAATCGCCATTTCATCAACAAAAGCGGACAGTTTTAGGGCGTCTGGGTTACCAGCAAGTTCGGTATAGGAAGAACCAATAGCGTTACGGATCTGTTCAGAGTACGCCAACCTAGATAACTGATTCGCGGCGGTATGTTGTGTAGCAATAAATGTACGTATAGCATCTGCTGAAAACCCCGTGCGACCCTGACGGTGGGTAAAGCGTTTACGCATGTCTTGCTCGGGTAGCGTCATTAGGTACATTTGGTATACCTGATCTTTAATTACGTCTACGTCAGAAATACTCACCCTACCTGTATTGGGGTTGGCTACTGAGTTCATTTCGAGAAGGTTAAAAATGCCTTTAAGCATACTGCTAGCGTCTGTAATATCTTCTCTTAAACTCCTTACGCTGTCGCCAATAGCCATATCTTCAGAGGCTATGATTTCTTCATACGAACGAGTATCCCCCTCGTTTTGGCGTTGTTCCGCTAAACGTCTAGCAAACTCATTTCGCTCGATAGCGCTTTCAAACATGTAAAACTCACTGCTCTTGCCTTTACCCACACGCAAGTAGTTTTCACCGAAACGCATCAGTGGGAAGTACACCCCTATCTTTTGGCTTCTTGGAACGAGCGGGTAATCTCGGCAATTAATTTTCCCTTGGGGGTAGCTTCGTCTTTTTCCGTACCCGGTATTTCTGATTTTTTAATCTTGTCTAGCAGTAAGTCTTGATGTTGTTGAAACGATTTGGCATAGGCATCTTTAACAGACTTGTATATACGATGTCCTTCTTTGTTAGCGATATTACCCAATTCTTCCCAACCACCCATGGTGTAACCGCTAGGGGATGTTCCTCCCTTATAGATCAACTTAATGTCATTTTCTCGTTTGGTAATGCTGCCTCTTATACTACTCGCGGACCGAGCGGTGATTGTTGGACTGGTGGACAACGCTCTTAACTCCGCCCGTAATTCAGTCAACTTATCGTCGTTAGCCAACGCGTCGTTTAAATTAGCGAACTGTGTGGGGTCTACTGACAGTAGGGTGGAAGCGTTCATTAAGTCAGCTAGTATGATGCCGCCTTTCTTGTGCCGCCGGTTAAATTTAAGCCATGGGTCTACTTTTAGAGCCAGTTCACGAGTAAGTTTTGCCCGCATACCAGCCATGTCGTCAAGACCACTACGGATATTTTTTAAGTTATTAATCCGATCACCCGCCCACCGCACGATGTCTCTTTCGCCAAGCATGAACAACGCTGATCTAATCGCTGTAACAGACATCGCATCATAAGTGGCGTTGAAGAGACGTAAGGCGTTTTTGGAATTCCTAGATACAGAAAACAAGTCACCCGTGGTCTTAGCAATTTCATCCGGTCGGGACTTAGCAATCTTATCAACCAGTCGTTGCTGCGAGGTAATCTTTTTGGCGGCGGCAGACGCCCCCTCTTCGCTCACAGGAGGCATCGGAGTGCTTAGCAGTTGGTCAGTAACCACAATTAGATCTTGTAGTGCTGTGTTGAACTGAGGCCCCATATCAAAAAGCTCACGTATCTTACGCACGAAAACGCTAAGTAGGCCTCGGTTAGCGTCTTTACTTAGATCTATTCTGCCTTTGATCTTAATTAAAAAGTCTTGCATCTCTGGCTGTGTAAGCCCGTAGGATATAAATTCTTTAAGGTCTGTGAACGCGCCCAGCTTGTACAACTGTTGCACTATAGGATCATTTGCCCCAATCGCATTGAACAAGGCGAAAGCGTTGGCCGCCTCTAGCATAATGCCTTTAATATCATTAAGCGCTTTCGCTGCTTTGGGGGTCACTGAACTTGGATCGCGTAGCCACGCATTAACTTTAGCCATGGTCGCGCCGTGAAGAGCCTCGTGCAAGAAAGTTAAGTTGTTGATGCCTTCTAGCGTAGGAAAATCGTTTAGGTATATTGTTTTAGTGCCGTCACTGCTTTCGGCATATAGTCCGGTAGCCCCTTTAAATGCTTCTCTATGTTCGGGGTTAGTAATATCTGTTGCAGGATTAAGAACAATTACTAACCGCACCCCGTCTAAAAACTGCTTTATCCTGTTAGCAAGTAACTTTTCAAACGCGTTGCCAGATTTAGCTATATGGTTAATGGCTTGCGTCGCTGTGGTAAAGCCACGAAAAGCAGGATCTGTATTCTGATCGGTCAGCCCGCTTAAGTTGCTTACCGAATCTGAGCGAGCGGTAGTGCTAGGCTGTTTAGCTAAGTTCTCTGCAATGGTGCGCTCTCTTACATCCACACTAGGATGGTCCACCACTTTTTTTAGCGACTTGTTTTGCTTTGGTATTGGGCGATATATTTTTATCTGCAAGCACACGAAACGCATCAACTAACGCCCGCTGTCTAAGTTGCTCCAACTCTATGGCAGACTGCTTAGCCAAATCCACAGACTCATAACTGTTAGGATCGAACTCAGTGGTAATTACTTTCTCGGCGTTTTCAGCCGTGCGTATAGCATTTCGGCCTACTTTTTGACGCTCTTTCCTTTGGGCTTGGGCAGCTTTTTTCTGCGCTTCAGTGCGCTCAATTGGTTTGCGACCCCCACGACGTTTGCCAGCAGGTTTAAGCCCTGTCGCTGGATTGATAGGCAACTGGGTCGAAAGCGTGTCGGACGTTACTTGATCGAGGGGTACTGGCGCGGGGGCTAACTCATTTATGGTTGTTTGTGCAGCCGCAAGTTTGTTTTGCGCGGACTCTACTTGGTAGTTTTGTTCAGGCGTAGTAAAACCTTGATCAGCTAAACTGTCTAACGTGCTCTGTGCGTCTGTGGCCTCACGTTGCGCCTCGTCTAAACGAATTTGGTCTTCTTGGCTAAGCACAGGTGCGGGCGCGATAGATTCAATATCCGTAGCAGCAACATCGGTATCTGTGAGTGCTGCCGTATCAGTATCAGTATCAATATCAGCATCAAAAGAAAAAATCAACATTACCGGAACGCAGATCTTCGCCAGCTTTTTTTCATGGCTTCTGCTTCAGGGACACCTTGTTTTTGATACTCGACTACTAGGCTGTCAAATTTCTTACCGATAGCTTCAGCGTTGTCCCTAACGAATTTTTGCTGCATTTCACGAGTAACTCTATCTTGTTCCGCACGTACCGCTCTTTGTTGCAAGAAGGGAGTTACCGGGGCTACCGCCACGTTAGTAGTTGCACCAACACCGCCACCCACTGTACCCGCAGCCGCTGTATTTAGCACACGTAGCAGGTTTTCTTTAGAGAGCGCATCTAGCTCACCCTGCTCATCCAGTGCCCTTTCACCACCGATAGCCGCAATCTCTTGGGCTCCTTCCGTTAATGTTTCTTCCCCGATCTGTCTAGGAGTGTCTTTGAGGGCTTCCTTTATCGCCCTTTGCTTTGTTTGGTACCCCGCGATTAGTTCCGCACCTTCTTTAGAAGCCAGTTTTTTACGCAATATAGCGCCAACCGGACCGAACATATCTAAACCACCTTGTAGCGCAGTCACCGCAAAAGTAACATCGCCTGTTTTGTCTAGATACTCCATCACGGCTTTGGCTTGATCTTCTGGAGGCAAGTCTTTAACCGTGCTCATAATAAATTCGACACGTTGTTCTATCTGTGCTGGAAAATTAAAAGCAGTGCTAGTAAGTAGTGCGCCGGGAATCCCTGCAATAGCAGCGCCCGCCATTGTTAGCCCGATTTGAGGTATGACGGCCCCCGCGTTATAGCCGAGCCAGTCTTTGAAATCATTTAGAGACTCGATATCTGTGGCGTTGGCCACCCGTGGGGAAGTTTTTTCACGTCTTGCATCGAGTTCCTTTAGTGCGGGGAGTAGCTCCTCTGTTTGTTTTGTGCTTCCGAAAGCTGTTTAGCCTGCATATCCCGCAGTTTTTGCCGCTTTTCGGGGGACGCGTTTTTGTACATGTTGACAAAGAGACCCGAAAGCCCGCTACCCGCTAGCAATTCGGGGGTTACAGGCTCTCCCTTATCAATGCGGTCAAACATCGCTAGTTCTTTACGGGCCGTACTACTCGTTGCCGCTGCGTTTTGCAAGCCAACCACTTCAGGAATAAATTTAGCGGTTTCAACAGTAGTACCAAACCCTCGACCAAATTCACCGAAGAACGTAGCTTCCCTATCGGCGGGATCTACCGGCGTTTCCCCAGCAACCCCACCAAACTGCGTGGCTAACGCATCATAGTTAACTTCGGTTTCGGTAGCGGGCGTAGGGGCGGCAACCCCACCAAACTGCGTGGCTAACGCATCATAGTTAACTTCGGTTTCGGTAGCGGGCCCAAGTGATACATCCCCAACTAACTCAGAACCCTCCTCAGACACAACCTCTCCGGGTTGCATATTAAACTTAGGGGCAGCCGTCGGCTCTGCATCAAAATTTTGATTAGACAAAGTGGCTGCAGGACCCGTAACCCCACCAAATTGTTTGGCAAGTTCGTCATAATCCATTACGACTCCTATTGGGTGATATTTAATTTTTCTTAAATTCGTTAGCTTGTTCGGGGGTTGGAAAATAATATGTTTTTCCGTCAGGCGTGATCACTGGGTTTTGGTTTGTGGGACCGGGCTTGCTTTGGGGGGGCGCACCCGTCGCGCTTTGTTTCGGGGATAACCTTTCTCTAATTTGGGTCGTAAGATTATCGGTAAAAGCTTTTTCAGCTTCGGGGCCTTTTTTTCGCGCTGCTAAAAACGCAGGGCGTTGGGGCCCTCCAAATCCTATAGCCGCATTAACGGCCTCTTGTACTTTTTCATTAAAATCTATTTCAGTTTTGTTTAATGTATTTTGAGCTAACATAGCAGCTATGCCCGAATCTGTTTTGCCTGTGGTTATAGCTTTGCTAAGAGCATCGGCTTTTCTCTGAGCTTCCTCACGTTCTTGTAGGGACTTAGTAGGATCAGTAGCGATAATGTTATACTCCGCCAGTTGCTCAACCGCACTTACCTTTGGAGGGGTCATCGTTAATTCTTTATATTGATTTACCCCATTAACAAAAGCTGCGGCTGCGGCTCTGTCTCCTGGAGACGCATTAGGATTATTAGCTATGGCAAAAGCGTCAGCATATTTTTCCAAGTCGGTCTTTTTACCCGCAGCCATACCCGCAGCAGTTAGTTTAGCATTACGATCCATTGCTTTGGTGTACAACCCAACACCGCCTTCGACGGCCTTCAAAGATTCCCCACGTTGCATTTGATCTAAACCAGCGAGCCCTTTTGTTGCTTCGGCTTCTCTGGTACGTCTTTCAGCGGCACTCTTTTGCATAGACGGCAATGTAGCCGCTCCCGCTTGTCCAAACGATTGTAAGAAATACGGAGAGTCAGACCCAGCCATACTTGCCCCTAGTTGGGCAAGAGCCATGTATTTATCTTGCTCGCGTTGTTTCTCTAACTGTGCAGGCATAGACTCTAGATACTGTTTGTAAGCTTCAGTGCCTTTACCTTCAGGAATGCCACCTAATAGTTCTTTGTATTGATCAACATAATTAGCCATACCACCTTTCAGGAATGCCACCTAATAGTTCTTTGTATTGATCAACATAATTAGCCATACCACCTTCATTAAATGCAACCAAACCGCCGCTTGCCAT